CAGCCCAGCTAGCAGAAAAACCAGCCCAGCTAGCAGACCAATCTGTGTCAGCCCAGCTAGCAGAAAAACCAGCCCAGCTAGCAGACCAATCTGTGTCAGCCCAGCTAGCAGACCAATCTGTGTCAGCCCAGCTAGCAGACCACTCAAAAATACCCTTTGTTGTTCTCGGTCATAATAATGATGACGTCCATGAAAACATATTGACTAATATTGCACAACAATCAAAGTTCGAGTTGTTAACTGGTATGGAAAAAATAAGCATGAATGAATCTATAAATTTTATTAGGCCAATGTTAAATATCAAAAAAGATGATATTTATGATTTTTCTCATAAAGAATTTATACCATATTTGCCTAATTCAACTCCATCATGGAGTATGCGAGGGAAAATAAGAGATTTAGTTCGTCCAGCAATTATAAAATGGCATCCAAATATGCTAAAAGGATTAGAGACTTTGTCTACAGTTATGAAAGATCTTCATGAACTTTTACAACTTCAGATAGATAAAAGTGTTTCAGATACAAAAAAAGAAAGTGAAAAATATTATATTTGGAATGTAGCTACAAATTTATTTCCGTCAAAACATATATTCTGGCTAGGATATATATCAACCTTAACAGGTCGAAAAATATCCTTAAAATCTTCTCAATTCTTGCAAGAAAAAATAGAGAAATTTAAAGTAATTAACAAGACTGAAAAATCTGGATTCAAAATGCCTTTATCTAAAAATATATGGATAAAAATCAGATCAGAATTAGATATAATTGTAACAGAAATTGTTCTATGAATCATTATTTGTTGAAATTTTATATAAGAATTATTAAAAATTGATTTTGATTTTTGTTAATTGAATATCGACAACTATGGAATCTCCTACCGGCACTGCTACTGGCACTGCTACCGGCACTGCTGCATTTGGCGCTACTCCTGCCGCTGCTACTGGATTCGGTGCACCTCTGAAGTCACGCGTAATTGGATTTGGCGCTACTCCTGCCGCTGCTACTGGATTCGGTGCACCTCTGAAGTCACGCGTAATTGGATTTGGTGCATCAGCTGGTATCAAGCCAGTCAATCTGTTTGGCAATAAGATTGACAATATCAATGCTTACATCAATAACAAGTGCGGAAATATGGATAATGATATGATTGACCGTATGTATGTCGAGATCAAATCTGTGGTTTACAAATATGTAATGGAGCGAGATGCTGCGATATATTCAGCTTTGCAGAAAACTGTAGCACGAAACAGCCTCGCAGCTACCAACAAGCGCAAGCGCACAGATACTGTTGCGTAAATCACAATAAAAACAAAAATCCAAGGATTTTTCAAAATAGTAAACAAAATACTATTTTGTTTTTTTAAATTAAAAATTTGATTTCGATTTTATAATTTTGTAGCATACCACCAACCATCATGAGTAACCCAAGTTCATATCATTCTATGCATTCAGTTGAACAATTTAATTGTATGATTAAATCAGAAATGAATTCTATGAATAATGAATTGATAACGCCATTTTTTGAAGAACTTAAATTGACAGTTTACAGATATAAAGCTATCAATGCTCTCAAAACATATGAAGATACATTAAAACTAATTGAATCTCAAAAGAAAAAAGTTGAGACTTATAATGAAGAAGTAAAAACAAAAAAAAGGAAACTATCTGAGACATCTTCGCGAGCAATTTAAGCAGGGAATCTTTGCCAGCAATCTAAGCAGGGAATCTTTGCCAGCAATCTAAGCAGGGAACATCAGTAACCTGCTTCTTAAGCAGGGAACATCAGTAACCTGCTTCTTAAGCAGGGAACATCAGTAACCTGCTTCTTAAGCAGGGAACCCAGCAAGTTGGAAGCCAATACCGTAGCCGACGCCACCACGTACAGTGCTGCCGATGGATGGAGCAAGTACATCTAAGATGGAGAATACGGATGCGGCAACTAATGCGAGTAATAATACTTCATGAGTGGATAATTGTTGTTTTGGTAATAACCAGGCGACTAATGCTACAACTAAACCTTCAATGATGTATTTAACTAAACGAGTGAGTAATTCTTGGATATCAAAGGAAGCCATATTGTTCTTTCTATAATTTACCATAGAGAAAAAAATAAAAGCATTTAAGAAATTTATAATTATATTTAATTATATTATATTATGGATTCTATTGTTAATGATTCTATCCGCATCCCGGTGAAAGAAACAGATTATTTAGATGAAGATAAACCTATTCGTGGGCAAAATTATGCATTGATGTCATTTATTTCTCCTGAGGAAATCCTGAATGACAAAGAAGTATTTTTCTATGGCAAGTTTATTGCATCTCTTGGAAAGAATTTAAAAGAATTACTTGATGGCCTTCGCAGTAAATATCCGGACGATGTTCAATTATTAAATCAAATTGAGGAAAACCATAATTATTTTATGGATCCAAAAGAACTGCAAGATCAGTATAGATTTTTCAAAAGCGTCCATCTTGCTGAAATGGATAAAGAATTCCATGCGAATAATGGATATAAAACAACTGTACGTGGCGTAAAGATTCGTGGTGTATTTGATACAACCGAAGAAGCAAAGACACGTGCAGAAGTTTTAAAACGTGGCGGGGATAAATTCGATATTTTCTTGGGGCAAGTTGGTTGCTGGTGTCCATTTTCTCCAAATCCAGAAGATCTTCAAGATCAAGAATATGCTGAAACTGAACTGAATACTCTCATGAAGAAATACAAAAATAATATGGATATTCGTGATCTCGACTTCGAGGAACGTAAACAAAAGAAGATTGATGCCGGTATCAAAGAAGCTGAAGAGAAAAAGGCAAAACTTCAAGAACTCGAAAAAACCACAAGCACATTGTCTGTAGAAGACGCTCCAGCCGACGCCCCAGCAGTTGACGCTCCAGCCGACGCCCCAGCAGTTGACGCCCCAGCCCAAGCAGCCGACGCCCCAGCAGTTGACGCCCCAGCCCAAGCAGTTGACGCTCCAGCCCCAGCAGTTGATGCTCCAGCCCCAGCAGTTTAGATTTAGATTATTTTCATGGGATATTTCTCTTTTTTATAAAGTAATGAAAGCAGTAGCTGTTTTTTTATTATTTTTAGGTACAATTTTAATACTTCAAGGATATTACTCACAGAAAAAAGAAGAGAAAGAATGTCCCAAACAGACTGTTCAAATAAAATATGTTCCTAGATCAGTTTACCAAGAGCAAATAAATGCAGGAGCAAATGATGCAGTAACACGTCATTTCAAAGGGATGTTTTTAGATCCATCAGTTACTCCATGGTTCGATGTAAATGACGAAAATATACATCCAATTCGAGGGTAATATGAGGACAAAAATAAAAAATTAATATTATTAGGGTAAGTAATGGATCAAGAGATCAAGGAATCTATGAATAATTTAATAAAAACAATATGTGATTCAGCTGCAAATAATTCAAAAGTTTCAACAGAAAAAGTACAATCAATATTTAATAACTATACAGAACTAGAATTAGAGAAAGAAACTCTTGAAACACTATTAGATAAAGATTACACTGAAAATATTAAAATAAAACGTGGAGAAGCAGAATCAGCTTATAAAATGTATTTAGAAGAAAGAACTGCTTTATACGATACATATAAGGAAACCAATACTCCGGATTCACTTAGAGAATTATTACAATTTCAAATAAAAAAAGAGAAAGAACTTAATATAACAAACAAGTACTCTAATATTTACACAAAGTATGCAAATATAAGAAATCTTTTGTAATAGTAATGGTTAAAAATATCAGTTCTGTTAAGTTCAGTTTCCCTGCATTTATATTAGCATTTGCCGCAGGAATATTATATGTTTATTTATTTACACCTCATAAAGAAGTAATAATCAAATATCCAAATCCTTATAATTCAAACAAAGTAGTATATGAAGATGAAAAAGATAAAGAAAATTGTTATAAATATGATGCTAAAAAAGTAAAATGTCCAGAAGATAAATCAAAAATTATAGAACAACCATTGATATAATTATAATATAGGTATGTAAGAATGATAGGTATGCTAATGGGAAGAAATTCCGGTGGATTAAATAATCTAGTAAACAGATTATTTTACACAGATGCCGGATCAATATTATTTTCAGGAATTATAGGATTAGCTATTGCTTTGTTATTTCGCAAGGTGTGCAAAGATAGAAAATGTATTGTCTTTCATTCTCCACCAATGGAAGAAATAAATGAAAAAATATTCAATGTCGATGGAAATTGCTATAAATATGTAGCAAAAGTAACAAAATGTGAAACAGAAGTCAATCCTAATGATATTGCGTAAACCTAGCTATATATTCTATCTCTTTAATCTATTAGAATTTAATATGCAAACAGCAGTTTCACAGATACCAAGAATGAATCCAACTTCTTCATCTATTTCAATGGATGAAGACCCAGATGTTGCATCAGTTATTCAAGAAATGAATACTTTATCTCCACAGCAAAATCAACAGCTGCAACAGCAACAGCAAATGCAGCAACAGCAAATGCAGCAACAGCAGATGCAACAAAACCAGCAGAGAATGCAGCAACAACAAAGACCGCAGCAACAACAAGAGTATCAATATACACCCGAGATACAAAAAAAACAAACATCGATGATTCAAAATTTAAAGGATAAATATATAAATCAAGTTATTCTACAAAGAGCACTTGCAGCAGGTGTAGTAGCTCTTGTAGTATATTACCCAAATGACTTAGGATTTGTCTATGCAAAGATACCTTATTTAGAAAAATTAGCATCATATGAAAAAATTATTCGCGCATTATTAGTCGCACTCTTTATTTATGTTCTATTTGTTCAATTAAACATTTAACAAGTAAATTCTTTTTTTATTAAAGCTTTGAAAACTTTATTTGCATATTCGGGTATTGTAACTTCATCGCCAGTTTTTATAAATTCACAACCCATTAAATGCTGACAATCCTTATTATTAAATGAAACTGGTAAATAATATTTACCATATACTGCATAATATTGCCATCTTTGGCGATCCTGTTTTTTTCTAGCATAAAGTGGTAATGCTAATTTTTCAGCATCTAGATCCATATTCTTTAATATACCAACTTGAATGTATTGACTTTTAGGTATACATTCAGATTGATCTTCTGAATCTTCTTCTTCAAATTTTTGTATTCGAATAGTGTATTCTCTATTGCGATTCCAAATAATCCATATAATTATAAATAAAATGACTGTACCAATTACTATTCCGACAGCTAGGTTATTCATTATTATATACATATATTATAAAAGATGGAAGAACGAATAAAAAAAATAACAAAAGAAAAATGTGAAGAATGGGCTAAAAATCCTACAAAGAATCCATTACCAGGTGGTAAAGAAATAACAAAAACTGGTAAAGTTTATAAAAATATAGCAGAAAGATGT